TCCCGCGTGCTAGTAGCATTTTCTGCTCCGCCTGTTTAGCCTTGATGGACTGTCCCCAGATGGACATTACTCCACCCAGTACGCTTGATCCAAGCATTGTAATCATTTCTACCGGCAATCCAAACATTATCTACTTAACCTCAGCAAACTCACTATTCCACCGCGTTTTTTCCTAAGACCCGCAAGTCTAAGAAGATTTTGATTTACTCTTTCCATTAAGTCACCTGGTTCGAACCTGGCCCTTTTGTATCCTCTCTCAAGGGGATCTTCCTCCCCTTCGTATCCGTATACTGAACCTTCACTTCCTCCTTGACCTCCGTAACCGTAGCTATATCCTCCTTGGTCATTCTGTCCGCCACCTGTGGTGCCAGCAGTCTTCTTAGGCTCCCCATACCATACAGGTTTTTTTCCTGGTCCATATCCGATCTGCCCAGGTTTGCCACCCAAGAACATTTCATCCGTTATTCCATATTGATTTGTTCCATATCCATATTCAGCAAAATCTGCCCAAGATGCTCCTGGTCCTTTACCAGCTTTCCAATTATAATAATCAGAATCTGACATATACCCAGCTTTCCACATTTCTTCCATCATAGCAGCATTTGGACCATATCCAAATTCACCATATGTCCACGTTTCATAATCATTATCAGGATCATCAGTAAGACCTGAAGGAAGAAGAGTAGATTCATAATATGCCATACCGGATTTATCTATCTTTCTTTCACCTGGCTTATAAGTAGTTCCAGTTCTTTCTCTTTCTTCCCGTTGTTCCTGTAGTCTTTTGGCTAAATCTATTTTTGCTTTCTTATCTTTTTCAGCTTGTAAAGCTGCTGCTTCTTCAGCTAATATAGCTGCTTCAGAACCTTCCCATCCTCCAAATTCATCAGCATTATATGGAGTATTAAGGTTTGGAACTCTATTGCCTTTACCTTGTCCGTCCGGTTTACCACCCGTAACAGCTCCTACCCTTGGCGGTCTAGAAGAAACTACTCCGTGTCCTCGGGAAGATCTAGTGGAAGTGACAGGGGTAGTGCTAGTGGTACCCCACGTAGAAGCGTCCATTCCCCCACCCTGAAAATTTCTTTTCAAACGGTTGACCATTTATTCCAGCATCCACTTTGGCGTTATGTGCCCTTCCCCCATATGAATTCCCTTGGGTAGTGCGTGCGTTCTTTCCCACGCTCCCTTAAACTCATCATACGTCAACCTGTCACCCGTACTTTCTATGTAGTTTATGTACTCATCCTGAAGCGTCCTGTTTCTCAGTTCCTCCATGGGATCACTGACCAGTCCTTGGTTTAAAAGTATTCCAAATTCACGATTTCCGGATCCATATGGTTTTAGGGATTCAATTCCTCTGTCTAAATAATCCTCATATTTTGTTGCATCATCCACTGGCCCGTCAATGTAAGTAGTATCATAACCTTCAATTACTTCCGGTTGGTCCATTAAACCTGGCATTCCCCACAGCACTGATCCAAGATTTGGATCCAAGTCTGAAATCGCTATATCATCCACTGTATCAACTGCCGTTCGAGGGGGTATTCTGTCTATGTCTATTTCCCCTTCTTTCCATGGACGATCGACATCACGTATAACTGGTCCTGCAATCTCCAGCATGTCTGGATGTCCGAATGTCTGGTCCGCATAATTTTCCAAAACTTCTGGCGTGGCTTCCTCTGGATCAAGTGCTCCAGCTATTCCTACGGCTTCCAAAATGTCACTTCCCATGTCCCTTAGATCCTGATAAAATCCTCTTCCAGCTTCTTTGGTTTTTCCAAACGCCTTGTTTAAAAGCATTCCGGTAATTCCCCCTGATCCAGTGGTTCTGTGAAGCATTTCAGAAATAGGGTACATAGCGTTGTATGTAGGGTTTGCGTATTCCCTCAGAACTCCGCTGTTTGTCCTGTACAGTTCATTCATGAACTGGGGGGTTTGTCCCATTATTTCCCCAATGTTGTATTTATCCTGTCTGTTGTACTGCCTTCTGGCATCCTTTAATTGATCAGTACGGGGGTCCCCACTCTTAAATCCACCCGTCCTTTCGGCCTGTTTCATCAAGTCCATCATGGTGGCGTAGTTTCTTCCCGCGTCCGACTCACCCTGGAGGAAAGCGTCCTTCCTGCTCATGGTTGGACGATTTGCCTCCTGGTTTATTCTTTGTCTGTCAACAAATCCCTGCCTGTCAAGTTGTGGTACGTACACCATTACATGCCTGGCACGATTATTACTTTAAGAACTACAAGAATTACAATGACTAAAATTCCGGCTTTTATCCAATCCTTCAATTTCCATTCATTCCATTCCTTTATATGTCCCCAAAGATCTTTCAATAAATTCATATCTACCTCCCTGTTAACATTGTTTATCTTTCATTCCACCACTGACACGACCGCCATGGTGCAATTTTACTTTTCCACCTTTCTTTTTCTTGACCTTTCCGCCTGTTTTGTATGTTTTTTTAGTTCCACCCTTCTTGTATCCAGCCATATCAACCCTCTGTCCTGTTGCTCTGGCGTGCTTCTGCGCTTTCTGTACCCCGGATGAAGTGTACGGAAATTTTTTACTACCTACCTTTGGCATTTGATATTCCTCCTTTTTTCTTGTTCGCAAGTCCACCCCTTTTTCTGGGCTTGCTTCCGTATTTTTCCGTCCACCGCTTTGCGATTTTAGGCTCATTAGCCCACATGTACTTTCTCTGCTTTTCCGACTTGAAAGGCATTAGTGTATCGTGGTGCTTTCTTCAGTTAACTGAAACATGTTTAGCATGTCTTCCTGCAGCTGAAAAGTCTGTGCAAGGGCCTCAAACATTCTTGCCGCGTCAACTGGTCCAAGCGCTTCAACATACATGTTTCGCACCACGGCCAGCATTGCGCCGCATACCTGCAAATAGTCCTCCCTGGAAGAAATTTCCTCACGCGCAGTGTTTTCAAAGCGCTGCATGAGATAGCTAATTTTTTCCAGCTGTTTTTTTACCTTGTCCGTTCGTCCTTGATCTGGCATTTTCCCTCGCTATTCTTTCCGCTGATCGGTTTCTCCTGTCTTCAGTTTCCGCTTTCATGGCTTCCCTGGCAGCCGCCATGTTTTCTTTCAAGACCGCTATTGCCTCAGCTGAATCCTCCTTATTAACATCTGTCGAAGCTTTCATCAAGTCAATACTTGTCTCCGCTTCCAGCTTGTCCCTTTCAAGATCAAGCTTGGCTGAGTCTACTGCTATGTCCTTCTGAAGATTCATTTGGGTTTCCATGGCCTTCAGGTCAATTTCCTGCTGTTTTAGTTTAACAAGTGGATCCTGCTGCTCACGGCTTATTCTTGCCTCCTCGTCCTGCGCCAACTGCTTGGTCATTTGGGCTTCAATTTTAGCCTGTTCGGAAGCGGCTTGGTTTGTTAACTGATCATTCTGCTGTGACAGCTGCTGAAGTGCCTGGGGATTTCCCTTAGCCTGTTGCATTTGCTGGTTTAACTGGTCAAACTGTTGTTTGAATTTTTGCTGTATCTGCATTCCTGCCATTAGCGCTATGTGTTCTGATATGTGCGCCTGCAGCATTGCGTATAATTGTGGGTTAATCTGAACCATTCTTGTGAACATAAATTCAGCGTGTGCCTCTATGTGCGCCATGTGGTCCTGCATTGGGAACGCCTTTGGTTTTGATCCACTCATGGCCCCGGAATTCTCCGTTGCCGGGCTCATTGGTTCCGGCAAGTCAGGATCTGGTTTTAACAGTGTTTCAACATTGTCCACTCCCATCGCGTCATACATTCGCCTGTACGCTTCACGCAAATTGTGAAGCTGTGGCGCGGCTGTCGCCAGTTGCAGCTGCTGCTGCGCCAACGTGACACGTTGCGCCATTGAGAATATGTTCGGATCCGATACCGGAATGATGTCAACACGATCATCAAAATCCTGCTGCTTGATCATTTGGTTTCCACCAACAACCATGTAAGGGTACTGCGGCGGAAGATAAACCTGGAATACTTTTGCCAGTAACTTGAATTCAATTTTTTGAGCGTAGTGCAATCTCTTGTGAATTGCGCTCATGACTTTTGTTCCGCGTTCAATTAACGCCAGTGTGGTTCCAACCGGATTCTGTTCGTTGCCCTCTCCCATTTTCATGTCGGCTATCGCCGCGAAAGACTTTCCTGCGTCAACCGCGAAACCCAGCAATGCAAACAGTACCTGTGAAGGTTCCTTGTATGGAAGAGGCAACAGTGATTCCTTTATGGAAGTTCCCGTTACGTCAACATCCCTGAACTCTCCTGGCTGCAAAGGTTCGTCATGGTCGCGTATTCGCATGCCGCGTGCCTTGAAACCTGCCGGAAGGTTAGCGAGTGTACCAGCATCAATTAACTGCCGCAAAACACTTGTTGCTGTTCGCGATAACCCTCCAAGCATGTGTATTAGACCAAAGCCGTAAAAGCCCAGTCCTGGGAGGAACTTGTAATGTACAAAATACTCATTCTTGGCGAAATTTGGATCACCCTGTTTCCAGTTTCTTCTTATGGAAAGAATCTCCCTGGAATACTGATCAATTGAAACTATGTATGGTAACTTAACTCCGGAAGTGTCCTCAAATCCTGGAACGTCGGCGTTGATGTGCATCTCCAGCACAACATGCTCTTCATCCCCGGATCCATAACTTTTTTCCACCCCTTCCAGTGTATTTACCTTTTCCTGAACTTCGCTTGTATCAATTTCACCTGTTGATAATTCGATGTCACGGTAAAAATTATTTAACTGTTGTTTTCTGATGTCATTTCCGCTGCATTTTATGAGATGCGTTACGCGGTCGGCGCTCGCAATATCCGTTGCCATGTAGTTTATGACCAAGTCCTCGCCTGCGACAAACTTTGCCACGGCCCTTTTTAACAAACCGTCATAGTAAACCTTCTTGAATGCCGAACCGGCAAGGGGAAGGTAAAAAAGCAGCTGATCCATGTCAGGATCATATTCCGTCATGATGTCTGTAATCTGGTAATTCATGAACTGCTGAACCCTCTTCGCCTGATCCTCCACTTGTGGCGTTGAAAGTCCTATAACTCGGCATCGCACGGGGCCGCTTGGGGGGAGAAGTTCCTTATACGCTTGGGCTTGAAACTGCGTTACAGATTCAGCGAGTAAGGGGTGAACGACCCCGGATGCTCCTTCGAACGGTTGGGTGCGGTCTTCATACTTGAATCCCAGCATATCAAGGCCTTTGATGTAGGTATCTTCCCAATCTTTCCTTGAATCCTTATCCGATTCGAATTCTCCTAGTAGATCCGCAGAGAATCTACCTAATTCTTCTTCCTGAATGAAATCTGCCAAATTGGCGTCATGTGGTATGTTTGATGTGTCAACTGGGGCGTTTGGATCCATGTTTATGTTGGCGCCACCGTCCTCCATTAACTCTATGTTTGGGTCAGGTTCCCCTTCCGGACCTACCTGTACCTCTTCCCCAACGGGTTCGATTTCAAGTGCGCCAGTAAGGGCTTCCAAAGCCTTGTCTATGTTGTTTTTATTTCCGTTAGCCATTTACGACCATTCCCCCTTTCTTGTAGATTGGCATTCCTTTTTGGACGTTGTACTTAACTCCAGCGTTATCTAGCCATATCATAGGAACTGACCACCCTCTACCTTGATCGTCTATTATAGACGTTTTTAAATATTTTGCACCACTTTTCTTTGCGGCTCTTTTCATGGCGCCCTCGGCTATTGGTCCGTACGCTACGCGGTTTCCTTTCCAGTCAAGGCTTCCCACGGCTTCCCCCCTGTTTTTAATAGCTCCACTTGAAATGGTTACTCCGTCGTAACCGCCTTCCTGCGCCACTTTCGTCAAATATTTCATGACAAATTCGTTGTAGTCCTCTGATTTGCTAAGTGGTCCCATGGGAAATCCACTGTGCATTCCTTCGGACATTTTTGCTCTTTTATCCTCAATTATTTTTCTTATTTTGGCCCTTTCCTTGTTTAACCTTTCAATCCTTATCTGTGTCTGTTTAGTTTGTGGCATGGAGGATAAATCCTCAATTTTTGATAGAACAAGCTGCATTTGCTGTTCATTCGCCAAATCTATGGGTTCTCGAATCATGTCCCCACGGGGTGCGTAATTTGACAGTTTTATGTCACTTGCCTTTGGCCTCTTTCCTTCCAACTTCGCTTTTCTTACTCTTCTCCTAGCTGCGTTTACCAATTGGTGAAGATCGGACTGTATTTCCTCTATGTGCAGTATTCTTCTTCCGAATTCATCGGTTCTGTCCGATACACGCGTGTGCACGAATCCACCCATCTGATCTTTGTCGCTTAAGCTCGAGAAATGTTGCGCCGAACTAAGGTCCTCGTATCGTTTCATGGGTTCCGTTTCACGGAGGGATCCTGCAGGATGCTTGTACCGGAAAAGGAATTCACGGTAATTCTGTCCTCCACCCAGCGTCTGCTGTCCACTGTATTGAACATCCCTTGCGTATTTCTTGAATCCGGCCGTTCTTACCCCCGAAGACTGCGCTATGTCCTGAAGAACCTTTTTAAGCTCAAACGGAAACTTCTGCGGGAAACCTTCCTTTATTGCGTTTGCAACCCCAAAATTCTCAAATGTAAGGTTGTCAATTTCATCAATAATTTTTAAAATCTCGTCATTGTTGTTGTTTGAAAGGGCCTCCCTTAACGGATGCGCCCTGTTTCTTATTCCCTTAAGAACATTCTTCAACGGTCCTTCACGGTAAGCGTCCATGTCCATTTTGGACATTTGTTTGTAAAACTTCTCACCCTCTCCTCCCGTTTTTCCTAAAACAGAAACTTCAATTTCAGGGGCGAGCCTTTCGTCAAAATCCTTTACGAGCTGTTCCTTTGACAGCATCTTACTTGAATTCTTGGTTAGGTGAGGAGCCAATCCTGTATCGTTCAATTCCATGTCCCTTACTGGTGGAAATTCTTTTTGGGCAGCCCTTAAGGTTAAAACCCTTTCGTGAAACTCCTTGCCCGCACCCTCACGTTCAGCGAGTTTTAGTCTTGCGAGATCATCGTTTGCTTTTTTAATTTTTAAGTGATGTGCCTGTCGTAATTTATTTGCGGCTATAACGTCAGGATGACTTTTGTCCCCCCTGTGACGTTTCATGGCATCACCGAAATCCTTGGACAAAATTTTTCCCTCATTCCTTAATGCTCCAAGAACCTCCTCCGCTTTCTTTGTGTCAGCGAAAACCTGTTCCTCGTCAAATCCCCTAAGAAACCGTAACCACTGTTTTCCCGTCATAACCTCGTAGGGAGCGTTAATTATCTTTTCACGTGAACCCCAGAAGAGGGCTGCCGGTTTTTCCTTTGGAAGGGGTTTTCCCACCATTCCAAGATTAACTTCCGGTGCAGGTTCGCTTACG